ATACAAAACGTGACCTTAAAACAGTAACAGACAAGATTATGTCACTGCCTTACTATGCTGTAGCACGAGGCTATATGCCGGGTATATTCCGCACATGGTCTCAGTGCAAAGATTCTACAGATGGGTTTACAGGCAGAAAGTACAAGAAATTTGCCGGTAAAGAAGCGGCTATACAGTTTATGATTGATAACGGAGCTCCATTAGTGAGCTATGATTATCTAATGAAATAAATTTTTGTCCGCAATGACATTAAACTATTTTTTATGTTTTATTCATGGAGGAGAAAAAATGAATAGACAAGTAATGAATTTCAATCTAACTCAATATGCTGAAACAGTGAAAAATCAAAAGGGAGGAAAGTGGACTCAACATTCCGGAACAAAACAGAATTTGAAGACGGCAAAAATGAGACTGTTGGTATTAACATCTAGAACATCTCATATGGCGATTGTAGGTTATAATGTAACTGGTGCTATAGAAGAATCTGATGTAGCACCAGCTGCACAAGTTGTAATCGGTGAAGGTGAGATCAGAGATCTTGATTTCGTTTATACAAATAAATCACTTTCTTATGTGGAAGATATTATACGCGATTGTATTATCATTGCGTATAATTTCGACACTGATGAGGAAGCTACTCAAACATATACTATTGAAGGTGTTGAATATGCCACTATCGCAATGTCAGCAGCATCATTGCGAAATGGCAAAAGACTCGTTGTACCAAAAGATCGCTTGGACTTCTGGATGCCAAAAATTCAAAAGGCCAATAATGGCATAGGATTCTTCGATCATATTGTTGAACTTAGCGTAGGCAAGGCAACAAAGATGTCAACCTATGCAAACTTATGGTCAGCAAATGGTCGTGAAATTGAATTGGATCTTTCAAAAGACTGTATCATGATATTTAATGATATGTCTTTAGGTAATGAATCTGAGTTAGACGGCCAGAGCTACCATAATCATTGGTGGTTCTGCCGTGAATACGGTGTGCCTACCGATGTAAATGCTTATTTACAAGTGCGTGTTAGTTCTTGTACAAAAACTGGCTCCACTCCAATGCGAGATATGAGTGGCTGGTTTCAATTGGCTGCTGAAATTGAACAAGAAAATGTTCAATCTTTGAGCCAAGTAGACAAAGGATATGATGGTCCGCAAAAGGTTTGGATTGTCGGCAATCCTGCCGGTGAATTGGTATATGTTACGGACTTTAATGGGTTCAAAGCTGTACCACAATTTATTGAGCCAACTGAAAATAAGTTTAAAGTGTTGCAAGTTATTAAGGCAACACAGGCCACAACATCTGGTCAAATGTATCAGCACGATTTTAATTCATACTCTCGTGACTGATTTAGGAGAAAAAGAAAGAGGTTAAGTATGAAGATTTTGTCTAATGAAAAATTCCAATATTTAGTAGATTTATTAGTTAGTGAAGCAGTACAATGTCTTGAGTCTTACAAAAAAGGCTCATTCGGAGGCACTGGTATTGAATGTGCAATATTGGCTGATCCAAGATTGGCTACAGATAATTATATCTTTAGCCATAAGGGCAAAGATATTGCAAAGAATGCCACAACTAGAATCAAGGATTTAAAATCTCGCGGAGATAAAGATAGCCAATACCTTCGTGCACTTGGTGATCCAGGAAAGATGTTTGGTATAAAACTCGTAAAAGATAACGAGATTTATGTTACGAATAAGAAAACATTAAGACATAAAATAGCTGTCTTGATGCGTTTCCCATGCTCATCTGCAGGTGAAATGTTGAAAGCACGTATTATTGATTTTAAAACAATCAAAAAACGTGTTGAAGCTTATGTACGTAAAGGGAAATTGAAACCATTCCAAGCTAAAATGATCTTGGATGTTTTCAAAAACTTACCAGAATCTGTATTTATTTATTCTGGTAGCACTTATGTAAAAGGCCTATTAGGTGGCATGGATAATGACACTGACGGCTGCATGGTTATGGTAGGCGAAGATTTAAAAATCTTTGAAGGCCGTAAAAGCCGCTCTGTCGATATCCCGGACGAATTAGGCGCGAATATATCTATTCGCTTTGCTAATTTATCTGAGTTGATGACAGGAGTATATTTGGCATCACTCGCAACAGGTAACACTGCTGTAGGTGTATTCTGTGTATACAACAGTTGTGCATCTACTGTATTGCAAAACCTTAAGAATAAAAAGGTGATTAAAAAGCTACAAGATAATATTTCGACTGAGTATGGTAGTGATCATGGTAATGCTCCATATGAAAGACATTACAACGATCATAGTGATCTTACTATGGACGAAGTAATGAACAAACGTATTGAGCAAATGACTTTAGATTTTGTTGGTTCTGATAGATCTGAACAATCTATTAAGAACTATTTGTTGGATTGCTTGTCTGTTGCTCCAGCAGTTATCGGTATGATTATCGATAGTGCTAAGACTGGATTGACAGTCTTTGATCCATTGTGCTTCTTACTTAAAGACATTGAACAAGCAAGACGCAATTATTCACCAACAATTATTTGGAACGAGCAAATTGCTCGTTTCGAAGTTGTTGAACATAAAGTTTTCAATAAAGAGGAGAAATAAAAATGAGAACACAAAAAGTAGAAAAAATGGTATTAAAAGATGCGTTGTATGATTTGCAATTAGAAGCTGCAAATCGTGCAGTAGAATTGTTAAATAAAGAAGTTGAATCTATGGGAATCAAACCTGGCTACAAGAAATTGGAAGCCACTAAAGGTTCCTTGTTCGAGATTCTTAATATGATATGTGATGACTTGCGTCGCGCTAAGTCTTTATCCATCAAAGGCTTTAAAGTGGAGGGTGCATTCTCCAAAGCTAAACCTTATGTTGCAAATATGATTAGAACATTTGTTGGCGAAGATAAGAATGCATTTCAAGAATCTAAAAATGCTGGCTTTAATTTTGCCAGTACTATTCTTGAATATGAGCTTATTATGGATGCAATGATGAGCGGTACATTATACCGTCAAGAGCAAGGTATTGAACTTAAGGATTCCCCATTGTTCCGTCGTTACGATGTATTTGGCACAGATAAAATGTGCCAAAATATTGCTGATGGCGACGAAGTAGAATTCGTTAACGGTGAATCTACTGATGGTCGCTTCTTTACTGATCGAATCGTCAATGGAGTACGTCCTGTATTCCGCGACGATTTTGGCGGCTTGTTTACAGTGGTTCATTTGATGGAAGTAATTGAAGAGCCAGTAGACGAAAATAAATTTGTTGTTCGCGTTACTGGCGCTCAAAAAGCTATGGAAAATGCTAAGAATATTTTTATGGCAAAAGATCATGGCTATAAATTCTATTTGCTTCCAAAAAGCAAAGGTGGCAAAGGGGATGGTCTTTATGTTATTTCTGAAAAGAAAGAAACTAAAGGTCAATTGGTGAAGGTATGTGATTGCGAAATCCCTGGTAATAAAACATACTTAGAAAAATTCTGCGGCGAGATCATATTGGATGAAGCTATGTTCAATACAATCGAAAAGGAAGGCTATGGTAATGATGTGCATACTATTTGCCTCCTCTGCAGAAAAGCATAGTACATCCCCCTTCGGGGCCCGTTAGGGATTAAAGAGAGAAGAAACACAATTCTCTCCTTCGTCCCTGACGGTTGCCCTTCTTTTTTATTTCTTGGTGTGTGAGTTCTCTCCTCTAGCAGAGGAAGGCCTCCGGCCCGAAATCTATTATGAGGAACTGTTCCTCACTTTATTTTATTATATTCATGGCGACCGTTCCATGTAAAAATACCGGCAGAGGAGATTATCATGATTTCTATTATCGCAGTTCAAGACCTTGGTAATTCTCGTTATATTTTCGGTTGTGCAGAAGTAGTTAACACTAACAGCTGTAAAGAAGCTGTTAAAGTTATGCGCGAGCTAGAGCGCAACGACCGAGAAAGTGATTTCTATCTTGCAAAAGGTGACTGGAGCCATGCAAACTTCTGGCCACACAGCAAAGCAAGTATTCGCAATGAACATATCAAAGTGATTAATCATTATAATTGCGAAGCATAATATTCAAAGCTTTAGTTATGGACTATATATCTGTAACTAAAGCTTAATTTTTTTAAATAAAGTTCGGTGGCAGTCGCCCGCATGCGGGACCATATTCGACTCCTGGCGCTCATGACATTGGGATTTGGCCCGCGTCATTTCGTCTCTAGTCGTCGAATATTCGACTGTCACCTTTATATGTATTTCGGCGTAGTCCTTTATGCATTCTTTATCTAAAATTTTTTTTAATTTAATTTATTCAATCCGGCGGTATCAGTTTACTAGTATAAGTATGCACCGCCGGTGCGAAATTTTCTTTGAGGGAATTTTCCCTTTAATACGTTATTCTTATGAGGAGGAAAAAATGAAATACGTATTTTTCGGTGAGTTATATAAAGATACGATTATTGAGGCCGGCTCTTATAAAGAAGCCTATGATAAAATCGTTGAAGAATTCTATACTGATTGTGTTTGTGCTGGTTCTGTAGCACAAACTGCTGGTATAGAATTTATTGAGATTTCGGCGTGGGCCGAGATTTGGGACGAAGAGGAAGAACAATTCTTCTCTTATGAACGTCATCCAATGTTTATCTGTGAGGAAGATGATTATAAAAAGCTTCCTCAGTCATTTTTAGATTTATTTAAATAAGTGGCCACTCCGTGGCGAAATCTTCTTTGAGGGGCTTCCCTCTATTTCAGCATTCATACAGGAGGATTAAAATCATGATTGCTACAACTTACGCTTACACACTATTATTAAACGGAGAATATATTTCTCTATTTTCTGAAGACACTGTAATGTCTGTTTTATCTGAGTACCCAGGTGCCCAATTTATTAGCCGTAATGCTGTTGGCTATAGAATGATTACAGCAGATTAATTTAATTATGAGGGCGTTAGATAAATGAATATTTAGCGCCCGCATCATTCGCTCAAAAAAAGGAGAATTATCATGAACGCAGTTAAATCTTATTTAAATGCTTGGTATGCAGTGTCCCCTTGGACATATCGTATTTGTTTCTTTGCTCTAGGATATAGTATTGTATCTTTATTTATTTAACAGGAGGTCTATCATGGACAAAATTTTAGTTGCATTAGATAAAAAGTATAATGAAAGCCCTTGGCTCTTCAGAGCATTTTTCTTTATGTTAGGATACGTTCTAACTGATTTAGTTGTAAAAGCAACTAGAAAATAATCATTCAGTGTGACTACGGAAGAAGTCGATATCACATCATATCGCTTCTTCCTTTTCTTTTCCGCGTAATTTACGGCTTGGTACGGTACGACATTCGGTCGGCTCCGCCACGAAATCTTTTTTGCGGGATTTACCGTTTGGATAAATGGCATAGTTCTAAAAAAGAACCTCTTTCTGAACTCCTATACACAAACAATCCT